CTTAGCGTTAACTTCTGGATGACGATAACCAGAATTAACCTTAACGCCAGTTTTAAAGTTGTCACGAATAGGCTGTAGCACCTTCTCGCATAACGTCTTTAGATTCTGTATATCTGCCTCAGTAGGATCATTCTTCATGCCAAACCGTAAAGCAGTTTCGCTCTTGGTTAATTCTTGTAGGCTAAAGTTTTCTGATAGTTTCATTTCTTCATATCCATAATCTTTTCAAGTGTGCGACCACCGAAATAGAACGACATGACCAACATACCCCATTGACCTAGTAGCTCAACAAAAGCATCAGCTATATCAACTAAGGCAGCGTCAAGAATAGCAAGCACCAAGTACGATACCAAAATGTAAATTAATGTCATAGGACGAATATTCTTAGATAACCAAGAATCACTAGCCATGTCTGCCTGCATACGCTGTGTCAGGTTAGTCTGCTCAACCTCGTACATCTTGGAATCATTAGCCATCTTAGCTAACTCACCGTCTTGAGCTAATTTCGTTAGTTCTAACTGCGCTTTAGCTTTAGCTTCAGGATCAGGAATTAACTTATCAATTAACTTTCCACCGATATTTAAAATTGCGTCTAGTCCAATCATCATTCCCTCCAGTGAAACATACTCCAAATAAAATACAAGATAGCCGTAGCGCAAGCAGTACCAACGATAGCAGCAATAATGTTCTGAATTAACTGAATCCTCTCAGCACGCTTCCTAGCTATCTCTCTGAGCCTCATACGCTCTATACGAGCTTCTTCTTCAGCTTCTTCTTTAGCAGCAGCTACGATAGCGTCTCTACGAGCGCACATCTCCTCGTAAAGTCCTGTCTCACCTGAGTTATTGTAGATAAGCATTTCACGTAGCTCGACCTCTAGTCGATATAGCTTACGTGATGCAAAGGTAGCGTCTAATGCTTGTTTAGTTGCTTGTGATAGCGTTATATTAGGATTCTTTTTAGCTACATTATCAACTACAGCAACAGACTTAATTTCGGCTTGTTTCTCAAAGAACGTAGAAATATCGTGATAGCACTCTTGTATCTCTTTTCCTAGTGCGATGGCTTGTTTGACTCCAGCAACAGCAGCCTCCGCAGCAGCAAAGGCTACCGCTACTTCGATCATTTTGGTAATTGTCCGTTAGAGCCTAACCACATTAATAGGAATAATGCACCTGCACCAACTATCCAGAATATCTTCTTAACGACAGACTTACCGACTTCCTCGTAAATCTTCTTAAATGCTACCTCAGCAGCACGTTCTGCAATAGCTTCTATTTGAGCGTCAGATAAGTTGATGTCAGACATTATTCTCTACCCATAAACAAGTTTCTTCGTCCAATACCCAACTATCATCAAGTTTTGGAGGAATAAAAGCGTCACGTTCTCTATCGTAAGTGTAACCAATACCTGCAAAATTCTTACGCAGTGGACGACCTTCTGGATGCTGTCCACCATGCGTATTGTAGCTTGTCTGTACCCACTCACCAGGAGATGTATCTACAAACGTATCAAAGAACTCTGGTTCTGCAACAATAACCTGAGTAACAATTCCGTTAAGTACCTTTGCGAAATGCGCCATAGTTAAGCCGTATATGATCCAGATGATGTAAATGTAATTACCGTATTATCACCAACAACAGTTACAGTAGGAGAGCCAGTAGTCGTACCAGAGTAAGCGATAGTAGGGATTGATAAGATTACAACTCCAGAACCACCGTTACCACCTGCGTAAGAACTGCCTGAAGCCGCAGCAGCAGCCCCGCCTCCACCTGATCCTGTGTTAGCCGTAGCAGCAGAGCCAATAGCACCGTAAACACCGCCATTACCACCACCGCCTTGACCTGTGCCTCCAGTAACGCCAGCTCCAGCCCCGCCACCGCCAGCTCTAGTTACTGCCGATCCATTAATAGAAGAAGAAGTTCCAATACCACCGTTGCCGCCTGTGCCGGATGAGCCAGCCGCACCAACACCAGCAGATCCACCCCCGCCACCGCCTGATTGAGCTGTGCTACCTGCCGCATAAGCAGTGCCTTTACCACCGGCATATCCTTGACCAGCAGTACCTGCCGCACCATTTGTATTAGCGTCAGCCCCACCACCGCCTGAGCCGCCTGTAGTTGGTGCAGTGGAATACGACCCGCCTCCACCGCCTCCTATTGCGGTTAAAGCTAAACCTGTTGAGTTTGATCCTACCGTACCTACACCAGTTAATGATGCAACACCGCCAGCCCCACCTGCCCCAACAACAAAAGAATAGGTAGTGCCACCAGTTAATACAAAACTGCCAGATAGATAGCCTCCTGCACCCCCACCCCCTGCTGACGTTGCGTTAGGGGCAGCACCACCTCCACCAGCCCCACCTGCAATAATTAAGTAGGAAGCAGTATAAGTTTTAGCAGAGTTAAATTGCCACCAACCAGTTCCATCGTAATACTCTGGATAACCTAACGTAGTGTTAAAACCCATCTGTCCAGTAGCAGGACTCGCAGGTCTAGCAGCAGTAGTCCACGATGCGTTAGTAATTCCGTTACTTCCACTTAGCGTAATAGGCATTATTCATCCGATGAAATAGGAGTATTACCTGCCTCAATCCAAGCCTTAAACTCTGGATAATCTTCTGTGCAAGTTAAACGACATAAACCATCGTCATCTATACGAGCGTAGATTGTTTTTCCATATTCATTGGTGTTTAGTATTTTGTAGATCATAGTTCAGAACTCCATGCAAGATATGCAGAACTATTAACAGTTCCAAGTGACCCGCCAGATCCATTAGTTAAACCAGAAGCAACAGTAAAGACTACCGAACTATAATTAGTGGATGCTGTACCAAATACTGGTACAGAACTGCAAGTTGTGTTTGTAGCAGCACCACATCTATATATTCTATAATCACCAGATGTTCCAGTTTGTTCTAATGCAGTAGGTGCAATTCGCATAGACACTGGGAAAAATAAAATTCCTGTTGCGCCTGTTGTTCCAAATCCATAAGCAACGCAAAATTCTACTCCACCAGCAGCCGGAAGTGTTTTCCAATAATACCTCTGACACAAAGATAACTCATAAGGTCTGTAATCAAAGCTAGTAGCTGTACTACCCTTCTCTAGTTGTACGCCAGTAATGTAGAACGTAGCTCCGTTAGTGCCTACTACTGATGTTGCGCCTGTAGCTGAATCAAAATCAGAGCCAGCCCATGCACCTGCTGTGCCGCTAAAAGTAGAGCCAACACCTAAACCAAAATTAACTCTCAAACCAATTCCGTTAGTAGCACCAATCCAAGTACCTGAAGTATCACCAGCAATAGTTACTGTTTTCTGCTCCCAAGTATTTGCAGCAGCTATAGAGTAAGTAAACGGATAAGAACGATTTGATGCCGAGTTTTGTACCGAGCCGCCAAATGTACCAGTTAATGAGCTACGTACCCAAAAAGATAGGGTAATAGAAGCAGCTCCAGCCGCACCCCATCCTAAATCAGCAGTATTAAAGCCCTCAATATTTTGACGAATAACAAATACCTCTCCTGCTCCTACTGTGTAAGCAGATGAAGAAGTAATCAATGTAGAAAAGTTAAATCCTGTAGGAGCAACAGATGATTGAGCAGTCGTTAATTTAGACGCAGCACCTACGATTACTTGGAATCTATCTACTGGATAATTCGTAGCATAAGCAGATGTTACTGCCGGAGTAATCGTAGCTCCAGCCGCACCCTGAGAAATACTCATTGCACCGTTAATAATCCTGTTTTTCATGCCGTATAAACCCGCAGCACTTACACCGTCACTAGTAGTTATCAAATCGGCATTAATAGTTCCATACGTCATAATTATTCCTTATATTTCCAAGTATAACCGCCACCAGTTTTTCCCTTGCCAGAACAGCATTTATGAACAGATGATCTGCCTTTACCAATAAACCTAGCAGCATCGGCTACAGAATCAAAATGATATTCTTCCCCGTTTTTCATTCCAATAACTGGATGTGGTTTTTTACCACCGCCTTCTGGTCTTTTGCGACCATATAATGGACTGTCTTTTCCTTTTGGCTTAGAAACACCTCTCATTGCGCTAGGTTTGCCCCACATAGGGTTCTTTTCGCCTCTAAGCATTTCGCTAATTTCAGGTCTTTTCTTACCTTTTAATCTGCTTTCTCTGCCATACATTGGGTTAGTTTCACCAGTAGGCGCACCATCAAAACCATTTTCGTATATAAGGTTAGCCCATTCTATAGACTTAACAATATCATTTGTTTTAGAAAATTCTAATGCTGCATTATTACATCTATCAGCTTCATAATAAACACCAAGTACGCCTACGCTAATATCATTCCCATGCTTTGCTCTATGTCTTTTCCAATACTTACCACTGCCTTTGTATGAGTTAAGTAAATGTAATTTCGTTGTTTTACAGAAATACTGCAATCCAGTTACATTGTGCTTCATAACAAGTAGTGCTGTTGGTGCAAACATTATCTACCCACTGAAGAACTAGGAGCAAGTACGCCACCGCTAGAGTCTGTTATTGAGTCTGTTAAGATTTGACCATAAGGCATACTATGCTCCTTGAGTTTGTTCTGCTAACTTAGCTAACTCTGCTAATCTAGCTGCTTCATCATTTACTATCTTGGCAGCATCGTAAGCCGCTTGTTCTTCAGCCGTATATTCGACTTGAGTAACTTCACCAGTTTGTATATTAACGATTATTTTGTGCATGATTTACTCGTATAAAATGTTTATGGAGCCAGCGTCAAAGGTGTCAGTGCCGTTGACAGTGGTGATGCGTACTCGGTCGAGAGTGTCTGACAGGGTTTTAGTGCCACAGAACAAATACTGAAACGCAGAGCCAATGTTGTATGCCCCTAATAAAGACCATGTGTTTGATCCCAATAAAGCAAACACAAACTGCCCATTTCTGGTGTGTGTCGCGCTTGTGTCTCCAGTGCTATCAAAACCTGAAGTGGAAAAAATAGTAGAAACTGTTGAACCAATTTGTGTGCAAGTACCTGCATAACTAGTTGTTTCTACACCGCCCGAGTCACCTAGTTGCAAGCGAATGGTGCTTGAACCGTTTGTACTCACCCCGTTAAACATTACAGTAATACGTTTTACTCCACTTGGAATAGAAGTAAAATCAACACTAGTACCAGATGCAGTTACAACAGTACCAGATCGAATGCCACCTGATACACCACCTGTAGCAGTAATAGTTCCTGTTATCGTAGCGTTACCAGATACAGATATTGCATTAGCAAATGTAACATTCTGACTAGCATCAATAGTTATTGCGTTAGCACCTGAACCTGATCCAGTAACAATGTTTAACGTACCGCTAGTGTCTGTAGATATTGCAGTACCCCCATTCGAGGAGTTGCCCGCAGTTAGAACATTGGCCATATCTTATTCCTTATCGACTAAACAATCGCCCACCGACTGCCGGAGGGTACTGTTACTGTTACGCCAGACGCTATTGTTATAGGGCCAGCACTCATTGCATTATTATTCGTAG